TGCACTCATGCGAACTGCCAGTAATAATGCACTGACTAAGTCGTCAGTTTCTCCCACTTTTGCTTTAAATGTAACACCGTTGGCAATGAACGCTTTTAGTTCTGAAATTGCTGCTTTGGACCTAATCTTCATTTTACCCGATTCAATCAAGTGTTTAAGTCTGGAGCACGAACTAATCTTGGATTTATGTGTGGTATTAAATCCTTTACGAAATTTACGTACATGTCCTTTACGTATAGGTTCTGCTATAAACATTCCCGGAATATTTTCTTCACCTACGTTTTTAACAACAATCAATGCACTTTCACCCAAGGTGTTGTTTTCAATGCTCCAATATAAGTTGCTGCCATTTGCAATAGGACAACTATCAGCAATGTACTTATTGATGTCTCTAAGAATTTTAATTTGTCCTTCTACTGCTGTTTGGTTGTGCTGCCATTCCGCAACTTGTTCTAAACTAGGTAATTCAAACACTTGAATGGCTGCATTATTGCCGCCCGTGCCTAAACTAGGATCAAGAGCAACAACGTATATCATGTCGTCCTTAGGCTTCTTATACCACCTAACTTGCCCCATATTCATTATAGGTTGTGTGCCTTCCATTCCAGCCAAGCATATACTGTTAATTAATGTTTCATCGAAAATCAAGAATTCGCAGCCGTATTCACGTCGGAATCGTTCTTCGCCGATACGCCCGAGTTCTTGTAACTTCCACTGTTCGTCTCTGTCCGGATGTTCATGCCACTCGGCTCGATATCCATGGAATCCGTTTATTCCTGTACCGTCTGTCTTTTCGTTGCCGAAGTCGTCGAACACTTTATTGGCTTCTTTCCAGATGATGGCAAATGTATCTTCGTCGCTGTTTGGTGTTGAAGTGATAATTGCACGGCCACCAGTTGCTAGTGTTGGTGAGATAGAAGTCCAAAATTCTTCTGCAATGTTTGGTTGCACAAATGCAAACTCGTCACAATATAGTAAGGATATTGACATACCACGGCCTGTGTTGCCAGTAGTAGTTGCAGAAACAATACGTGATCCATTATCAAATTCAATACTCCCTTTGTTGTAGTTTGTTACACCACATCGAATGTAATCGGGACATAGTTCATATGCATAGCGAATACGTTGCATAATTTCTTGTGCGCCCGTATACTTGTGCGCTGCCACTAGAATCGTTTGGTCTGGGTTGAACATTGCATACCATAACAAATATCCGGCTGCACATGTTGTTTTGCCGCTTTGTCGCGGCATCATATTGATGTTGAATCGGAAGTTGTGATAACTATCCATTAATCGTAACTGATATTCAAACGGCTCAAACTTCATCTTGCCTTTGACCGGGTGTTGAATATAGAAAAAGTTACGTGCAAAATAGAGGTACCCTAAATCGGGATCGGCACATTGTGCCAAATCCATGATTTGATTTTCAGAGAACTTCTCTTGTTTATGCGCCTTCTTAATTAAGACGCCGTCTAATGTTTTTCCTGCCATAAAATTATTTACCGAAAAAAATAGACCCCGAAGGGTCTATTGGCACCTTGGACAGGGTGCTAACTGCGACGAATTACTTTGTCTCTTTAATGTGCTTGTACATAGTTGCCAAGTCACGCCTTAATTGTTCAACGGCCATCGGGTTGTCACCGCGGTATGGGTTGTTGCTATAACTTTTCTTTTCTTTGTGCAAGTCATCGCCTGCTGGATCAACGGCATCCATGCCTGCATACTTTTCATCAGGTGTAGTCGATGCTTGATCAAACCCGCCGCCGCCAGTTTCTTGTGCTAGTTCGTCAGTCATAGTGCGAACTTCGTCTGCCATCTTTCCTAGCGGAGATTTTTGACCGTCTGTTTTAGGAGCCATTGGCGGTGCTAATGTCTTAACATCGCTTTTCACAGCGTCTAGATCCATGCCTAGTTCTTGTCCTAGATCATCCATGTCTGGACCATCATCCATGTCTGGACCATCATCCATGCCAGGTGGAGTCATTGACAACGGTTGCATTTTAAGTCCTGATGGAGCCATTGACATTGGATCTTGCAACACTGCCGGTGCTGTTTGTGCAACACTTACTAACTTAATCAATTCTTTAATTTGATCAATGCCTTGAGCATTCATGCTAACGTTCATTGTCACCGGAGGAACGCTAGGAATCGGTGATTCCATTGGCATTGGCATACCGCATTCTGCTAATGACTCGTTAATTTTCTTTTTTTCTGCGGTGCCTGAAACAATGTTCAGTAATTTTTTCATGTCCATATTATTTTCCTTTTGTAGCCTTGCTACCGATTGGGCTTATTGAAGTGCCCTCGGGCATGGCTTCAGGTGCTTTTTCTTTTGGTTGATTATTGCAAGCACGGTCTTTTGAAGCGGCTTGTAAATCTTTTAAGAAACTACTAATGTACTTATCACCAACTTTGTCTTGTGCGCTTTCGCCGCCCATATCGCTGTTAGTTAATAGTGCTTCTTTGTTTTCTTTTTTAAAGTCTTCCTGCTCTAACGTTCTTGCATGTTCATTTGCGCCGCGCACACATAGGTGTGATTTGTTGCATTTGCACACATCGCTGATATATTGCTCAAGAACTTGTGGAGTAGTTGGGTAATGAATTTCTAACTCATAAACTGTTACAGATTCATTCTTCAATTCTGGAAAATCCAGTTGGACTTCCTGAATAGGACTGCGTTTGCCTTTGGTTAAATTAACGATAGAAAACTTATCTAATGCTCCGCGTAGTTCTTCTGCAAAGTTTTTAGATACGTCGCCTGCTACCTTAATGTTAAAGGCATAAGTCTTCTTGCTTTCTGTTAAGTATTCTGTGAATGATTTCATGTTCTATTCCCTATCTCTTATTTATCCATGTTTTTAAGTTTGGCTATAAGACTGTTGCGGTCGGTGATTAGGACTCCTTCGCCAGCAATAGAGGTTTCTGCGTCAGGATCTCGAGAATCCTGATCCAATTTTGCCTTCTTTAATTGTAACTCAATCATCTTGAGTTTTTTATCAATTTTTGCACTTTTAGCATCGATTGCGTTCTTTAACATACTACTTGCTACTTCAAATACTCTGCTTGAATATCGTGCTTCTACGTTCATTCCTAGATCCATTAAATCGTCGTAGGCATCCGTGGCACGTTGGGCTAGTGCGTCAAATTCGTTATCACTTATATCGCCCAATCCTTTAACGTGAGGAAGGGCTGCGGCAATCTTATCTATTTCGCCTATGTCGCGAAATAAGTTATCCGGTGGAGCAACTGTGCGGGCTGCTTCTCTTTTAGTTTTTCTTTCATCTGCTTTGAGTATTTCTTGAGTTTCAGGCAGATTCAATAATTCTTCGAGTTTCTTTGTCATAACTTTACTTATCGCTTACCGTTATGGAAAATGTCATTTTCAGAAATGACTCTAAACATGATTCCTTGTTGACTGCACCATGCACGGGCTGCTTCCCACTTGGCCATGTTCTTAATATAGTGTGCTTGATTCATCTTATTTTTGCCCACTTTTTCTCTTATTGCTTGGCTAGCGGGCTTTACTTCCCAAACTTCTGCATGTTGTTTACCGTTTTTATCAATATAATTTACAAAGAAATCAGGGACATATATTGTTTGTTTACCAGTTAAAGGACAACGATATGGAATCTTTATTGCTTCGCTGGCCCACTTTGCTATAGACGGATTGTTGTCGCACATATTCATCACTGCCCACTCCCAACTGCTGCGGTATGTAGGGGATCTGTTCCCAACATATTTGTCGGGATTTTTTAAAGCAAATTTACCTTGTGCAAACTTGGTCATACCAATACGTTACGTTTCTCTAATAAATCACTAGTGTCTTGTTGTCTATATCCCAAAGTTGAATTCTTTTGTCTATTATAGTTTAGTACTTCCGCAACTACTGCGCTTAACTGTATTTCTGTAAACCCTTTAAGAGTGTCTAGTAATTTAAAAATTTCCACGCCATCTAACTTAGCCTGTTGCAATAGAATAATAGAAGTTGAATTACTGGCTAAATCGTCAAATCCTCTCTTCTTAAAGAATCCGATGACTGCATCTATTTCCCCTGCGGGGAACGATATTGCTTCATTAAAATAGTTATTAAAGAATAGTTTAACTGCTTGTGCGCTGTCACTATTTTGATCTACTGGTAAATTACTAGTTGCCATATTATTTCTTTATCTCCGCTACTACTTTTTGTGCTAGTGCATTTAATTTTGGATTTCTTCCGCTGGCCATTAATGCTTGGACTTGGCTGGCAGCATTTGCGCCGGCAGTAACTACACCTGAAGTTGTTGCTAGTGTAGTTAAACTATTTAATGCTCCAGGTGTGCCAGTTACTAATGTTTGCTGACTTGCTGTCAATGATTGAGGTTTCACTGGTTCCTTAGGAGCAAGTGCCGTTGTTGTTTGATTCTGGCCACGTCCGTTATTTTTTGGAAAAGTTGTATTAGCAACACCATTTAAGTTGATACCTGTGGCGGCACCTAGTGCATCTTTAAGTATGCCAAATCCTTCTTGACGCAACCCTTCTTTAGTAAGTTTCTTAGCATTACTAATAGTATTTGCACCTTTAACTAATGTTCCAAATAATGCAAACGGATCCTTAAATGTTTCAGGATTACTTAAATCTCCTAGGATATCCGAGATTCCGCCGACTACGCCGCCTTGTCCGAATAGACTGGCAGATCCGCCGCCGAGTACACTCAATGGGCTAGGTTGTTGGTCATAGTATTCTGTGCCAAATCCTGTTGGATTACCTTGCTTGACTGCGCCTACTCCGTAAACTACGGCTTCATAAATTATACTCATCTGATTTTGTGTAGTTTCGTTGCCGCTGGCATAGTTTAGGTTATCATGCGACCAACTTACAATCTTAGGATTGACTAGTGTAAAACATTGATATGTCCTGCGACCCATTTGAAATATCTGTATGCTTGTAAAGAACGGAACACTGCTGCCGTTGTCCAAGCCATACCTGAATTTGTTTTCTCTAGCATAATTTAAATTTTTGTAGGCTGCAGGTGACGATGGGTCCGACGAGCCTGTTCTTGCTGCTGGTTTACCTAAAAACTTTTTAACTAAATTTAAGCCAGCGCCTAGTACGCCACCTAATGCAAGGCCGCCGACATTGCTACTACCCACGTTTGGAATAGATCCTGCACTAGGGCCGTGACTGGAATCTGCAAAGTAATATCCGTAGTAACTGCTCCATAAGTTTGTAGTAACCCCTAAGTTATCATCATAGAATGCTAGGTTCACCGGATCATATTCTACTTTTGTGTGTATTTGTTTTTTACGGTTGTACTGAAATACTAAATCTGTTGCTACTTTGAACTTGGGCAAATCTACACTTTTTACTAACATATTAAGTGCAGTAGCGTTGTTGGCTATAAATGCAGTCTTGGCTTTTACTGCTGGATTGATGTTAAACACAACATGATATAAAAACTTTTGCTTGGGCGCAAGTCTATAATTACTCTGTACAAAGAGTCTATTTGCATGTTGAAAGTCGCCGAGGTTTCCCTTGGGATTAGTTAATCCCTGTCCGACGTTAGATAAAAAGTTTTTAAAGAATTTGGCCATACTGTTATTTATCAGCCCGTTTTTACTACGCAGATAATAAAAAAGGACACCGAAGTGTCCTTTTATGCTCCCAGGTGTGTTTTTTAACCGCCGCCGGTAGCCAATGTTCCTAACGCACGACCAACTGCTGTTCCAACGCCAGAGCCTGTTGGGCTTTGAATAGCGTTATCATAGCGAATTGCTAGTGAAACTGTTACTGGTTCACTTGTAGCATAGTTAAGTGTATTGTAGTTTGCACCTTGTAGGTAGCAACCATACACTTCCCATGTTTCAAGCACGTTTGGTGTGTTGGCGCCATTGCCGCCGTCAAGGATTTCGATACGTGTTGTAAACTTATAATCGATACCGCTTGCTGCGCTGGCTTGTTCAAAGAAGTCAAACTGCTTTTGAAGTTGTTCGCCAACAAGTTTCTGTACTTGTCCGCTGGCGTCGTCACGTAGGTTAACTGTGATGTTTTCCCATGTATGACGTCCTGCTAGACGTACTTTCGAGTTATAAACTGCAAGTTCAATATCTTCAAATGTAATATTTGGTCTTGAACAGTCGATAACCTGTTTTGTTAATTCAGTAGTTGGCGTTGACACGCCGAAATTCTCAAAAGAAACTCGGAATCTGTATTGCAACTTAGGCATTAACATGCCCTGTGCGCTTGCAGATTGGTCACTGGCCAACGGTACTGATAGTTTGCTTAGTGTTGAAATAGCCATTGTATACTCTCCGTTATGTTATTTATTCGCTTATAGTCCGGCAATTTCGCCGGTGTTCTTCAAGCGTACTGGAATGTAAATGAACTCAACGGCCTTGACAGGTTCGATAGCAATGTCTACATATAGTTCGTTTCTATCAATTCTGTTAGGTGTGTTGTTGCTTTCATCGCAGACTACCAAGAAGTCATACAATGCTCGTTGTCCAACTAATTCTAGCAATAGACTTTCGACTTGTTGCTTGATTTCATCGCGAGTGATTTTATCGTTAGGTTCAAAGATGTATGGTTTTGCAAGTTTGTTCAACTGGCTACGTAGATAAATTACCAAACGTGCTACGTTGATACGATCTAATGCACTTGCATTACGTGCGCGAGTCTTCTGTCCAAAGTTAACTAAGCCGCTGCCCACAAAGAATGTGATAGGGTTAACTTTAACATTGTACAATGTATCGCGTTGGCCTTCGTTTAGCGCCACTGATGTGAATTCGCCTTCGCTGTTTAAGTATCCTACTGCTGTTGCATTAGTAATACCGCCACGACGTGTTCCTGCTGGTGCAAACCATGGGAAACTTACTTGGTCGCTTAGTGCAATCATTCGTAAAATCATGTGACTTGGAGGAACAATTACGTCACGTCCAGCATTATCGCTAGTGAAGCCCCATGGATAGAACACACCTAAGTATTCATCGCTGGATACAAGACCTTTTTCATTGTCTTCTAGTGCTAGTGCAGCATTAGTTCCCCAGTTGTTGATTGTTGTTGCATCTGGTGTCAAACGTGCTGGTGTATCGCCTACCACGAATGCAGTTAGTCCGCGATCGTAGTTTAGGCTAATCATTTCACCGATTAGTTCTGGATAACCAGGGCATGCCAACAAGTTAAATCCATTACGTTCTGTGTCACGGATCGACTGGTTGCTGTTTGTCAGTGCTTGTAGGCTTTGTAGCACAACTTTACGTTGGGCAAAACGTCCAAAACTTCCTGAACCATCTGCTTGGTTAGCACTTTCTGTGACCCAACGATGTGGGTAATAAGTTTCCATGCTGTCGCCGCTGGTAGGTGCATCGCCTTCATCACTTTGACTTGCTTTGTAGCGAATGTTATCTGCTTGCAGGTCAATGTAGTTCTTTTTAAACTTCTTAACGTTGAATCCGCTTCGGCGTAGATTCCATAACAACATACCACGTGGGTACAATGCTGGATCCGGTGCATCAAAATCTAAGAAGTTACTAACTAATAGTTCTTCAATAGTTGCTGCATCCGAAGTCTTGCCGTCTTCGTTCCAACGTGCATCTGCAAATAGTACGCCGTTTTCTGTAGTTTGATCACTCTTATCTAGTGCAACCCAACGCTTGTTGTCTAC